GCCTCGACAAGCTGCGTGATCCCACCAGCGGTCTAGCACAGTCGCCAAGGTTTCCATCCGCAACCGCCACCCTCAGCAATATCGGAATAAAGCAGGTAGGCGAATCTGAGGTTGAGCGTGGGGTCGCTCATGGCTTCAGCAAATGGCATATTGAACACTTGTTCCACGTACTTGGTGTGGATCTCGTTGATCTGAGCGACGCCGTGGTCGTGGCCGTTGAAACGGTCTGCTAGTTCGGGGTCACTGGACATTGGTGTGATGTTTAGGCATCGGGTTTCTTTCCAAAGCAGGCGACCGAGTTTTTGCAGTGTCTCGGTGTTGTTGGGCCAACCGACCGAGATTGCTTCAGGGAACCATTCTTGGCATTTGGTTTCGAGTGGTACCTCTGCGATCCGTGGTGACGTTAAGACGGTCGTGCTAGTGGTGCTGGTTGTGGTTGTTGCTAGTAGTTCTTCTGCGCGGTCGGCAAGTTGCTGAGGTGTTAGGTCTTGCAATGTGATTGTTTGCCGGGGCGCAATAGTAAGCATCGGTGACGATTCCTGTACGTCTGTTATCGCCCAGATTGCCAACATTGCGTAAGTGCCTAAGGCTAAAAAGGTAAGTCGTTTAAGGTTCATTAGTAGTCCTCTGATAGGTCCGCAACTGATTTGCGGGTGCTGAAGAATCCTTCAAGCATTGGGTTGTTTTGCATGATTTCGCGTGCCAGATAGGCGCGATAGTTGTTGTTGAATTTGAACTCACTGTTCGGGTCGTAAGTGGTTGAGTGCTGAAAACGTAGGACTTCTACAAGTGCGCCAATGCCGTAATGGTTGTGGCCGTTGTTGTACAGCGCGTAACACATTTTAGTGAGTCGTTCAATGACCCACGGGTTCGCTTCTTTGAAGGCTTCGTATTTGAGTTTCTCGGCTGGAACTTCGAGAACGTCAAAAAGGGATGGTTGCATTGCTTCCTCCTGCGGTCGGGGTCCCGCTATTACGGGACGCACTTGGTTGTCAGTCATTAGACCGACTCCCAGACCAAATGTCAAGTCACCGCGCGTCGAGTGTAGGAAAAGCCGCTATGGCATCTAGGACGGCTTGTGGCAGGTTGTCTCCGCAGACGTAGCGGATATGCCATGCTTCAGCGTTAGCGCCCGATTTGACTTCCCACGAGAACCCAAACTTGAGGGCGTTGCTGGTGGAAAATCCGTCGCCAAGTAGCCATTCGAGTCGTTTGCCTGAAGCTGACGCGACATCTATGGCGAGCCCCCAGCCGTGGTTGCTCGTACCAGGTGTGCCTGCTGGGGCGAAACCTTGTTTTAGCCACCAGACTTGCCCGTTGTATTTGCGGGTCACTTGGGGTTTACGAAAGTTGGGTTTGGCTTCGTACCGTTCATTGAAAAGGGCTGTCTGTTGGGTTAGTGGGCGGTATGCGCCGACGTGCTTGAGTTCTATTCCGTCAAAGTACGCGGCGAGTTGTAGCGCGTTCCATGCGGTGGCCGCGAGGCTGTGTAGTTTGCCGTTCGGTGCTTTGATGTCTCGAAGTAAGGCTGGTTTGATTTCGCCGTTCTTTTGACCTTCTAGGTCGGTCGGCATGATCAGGGGTAGTACCGGATAGTCAGTCATCTTGTTTGTCTCCTTTGTCCTTTAGGCCATTACTTGCCAGGATTCCTGATAATGCTCCGGTGAGAAAGAGCATCATCGGCGACAAGAGAGCCCATGCAGATTCGTCATTGGGCGAAACTTTGTCAATCGGCTGGATGACAAAAAGCAGTCCGTAGATCAGTGACCCTGTGCTGAGGACGAATGTCGCCGAGAGTGTGATGCCGACGATGAGAATAAGTCTGGCCTTGATCTCTGAGTTGGTGTACTTCTTCATTGTTCGCACCTTGGGGCTGTGGGTTTGGTTTCGCAGGTGTCTCGAGTGCGGTCGCTACAGCTAGTGATGACCAGCATGAGTGCTATGGCGACAGCGGCGATTACGGCAAGAGTTTTCATTCTTCAGTCGGTTCGTCTGGTTCAGTATTTTTGTAACTTAAAGCATCATCTAAATACTTCTTTATTTCTTCGGCTGTCATTGGGCGCTTTACGCCGTCTATTTCAACTATTGAATTTTCCATCAGCGGTACCCGTAGATTCGAACAGTTGCTGTGAAGTTGCTGGCACAAGAAAGCCTGAAACCTGTGCCGACATCGGTGTCGCCCACATTCCAGAATGTGCCAGCGTTACTAGCCGCCGAACCCCATGCTTGCGATTGGCTAATTATTCGTGTGCTGTCGCTGGTTTGTGGTTGGAATACGTCAATGATTATTTGACCTCCTCTAGCGTCTGAAACATTGCCAACTTGGCAAGTAGACGATCCAGTTGCAGACCATGCCCGAGTCGGGCCGGCGGAGTTACTTGAAGTAATTGAGGTTCGGTACCAGTCACCAGACAATGTGCTTGAACTTGCTCTTAATGCAAATTCTAGTGATGGGGCTGTAGATGCCCCTGTCGTGGCATTCACAGTGATTCGGTAATTGGCGTAATCAGCTGTGAAGACATTGTCAAAGTTGCCTGCTGTAGTTGCAGTAATAGTGCCTGAACTAACAAGCCACAAACCCACTGCGTTCATATCTGTTGCGTTTAATACATCGCCCGAGGCGAACACTGGGAAACTCATATTTTCTCCTTTATGCGACTCGACTGCTGTCGAGTATCCCTAAATAAGTGTCGTTTAAAATAAAACTCTGATACTGGTATGCAGGCAACAAACCTAAGGTTACTTGACAGTCCGACGGTGTAGCCGAAATACGGCGACTAGCAATAACCGACATTTTGGTTTGTTGAGCGCACCCGGTCGGCGTATAGGTCAACTGGACGGGTTGCCACATGACCGATTCAATGTCAAGAATCTTGTTCCAAAACGGTTCGGCAGCGTCAGCAGCTGCGGACTGAACCATTTTAGAACTTAGCGTCACTTCCTGAGGTGCAAAAGTTATTTCACCAAAACGGTTAATCCACGAATTAACTGAAGTAGTTAATTGTGCAGTTGTATTAAAACCCGTTTGTGTGTAAGACCTAAACCGTTGCCCGTATTTAGTCGTTGACGTTGCGTTGAAACTAGTTAACGTGTTGCCGCCACCTGAGGAAGTGTATGTAACGTAGTTTGTAAGTTGGTTTTCGTCGTAACCAGTAACAAGTTCACCAATAGGCAGTTGTGTCCCTGAAATTGTTTTATCTTTGAAAAGAAACGTTGTCCTGTTGGCGGCGTTTCGAGTCATTGTGTAATCAATAAGTTCGTAACCAAAGTCAGGGTTAGTTAAAGTGATTGTTGTCGGAATAATCATTGCAGGTCCGACAGGGGTAACAATAAGTGAAATTGACGAATTGAGACTGTTGCCAATGCCCGCTGTATTGCATTGAACATCGTAATCGTTTGTTAACAATTTTGTTGTAACTGTGTAACCAGTATTGGTGCCGCCAAGGGTAGGCAATTGTGCAGGGTTTGCAGATGTCAAGTTTTCATAAAATTCTTCAATAATTGCTGAAGCAGTATCAACACCAAAGGCGGTGCCTATTGTTGCGGAGCGACCGCCAGAAGTCAAAGCGTCAATAAACGAAATGGTCACATACGAGTTAATCCCGTTGTCATCCAACGCGAACTGGTCAACGATGCCGTGAAACAGTTTAAAACTGGTAGGCACACCGCCGACCGTTGTTGTGCCGTTAATAAGTACGGCCTGATTAAACCAGTCAACCGACCCATAGGTGCCGCCGCCACCTGGTGTAAAAGAACCCGTGAAGTTCTTAATGAGCATTGAGCCTTTGCTGGTTCCGATCTCAGCCAACGAGACTTGCGTGTTGACATTGAACGACATGACTTCCGACGTGATGTCATATGACGCGCCAAGGTTGCCAATCGTGATCGTAAAGGCGGTTGTGATAGCCATTTAGAACCTTGCGCTTGTCGTGGTCTGCAATGGGATCGCACCGTTTTGTCGAGCATATTTTTGGATTGCTCGCACCACTGCGTCAGGGTCGCCACCGTTCACATTGACCGTGATATTGGCACCGCCACCCATCGCGTGGTTTGGCGTGATGTTCCCAGACGACGACGGCGTAAACAACTCTGGCCCGCGCTCACCCACAAGGTAACTCGAACCACCAACGACCGGACCCCCGAGGGCTCTTGGGCCACCAAACCGCCGTTCTTCAATTCCTAAGTTAACTCCTCTTCCAATTCGATCAATTAAAGTAATAGCGCGATCTAATTGTTCAGTATCAACAAGGATTCGAATCTGATTCTTTTCCGCATTAGTTAACGTCACTGTGCCAGCAAGGGCAAGAACCATCAGCTGAGCGTTAATCAGGCTTTCGTTATATTCATCAACTGCCTCTTTTGAACCGCCATACGCCTCAACCGCTTTATCTTTTAAGTCAGTTAACTGTTCTTTAGCGTCTGTTATTGCACTTTCAAGTTTTAGCGTGCCAATCAACGACTGCCATTTAAGGTCAATAATTGCTAATTCTTCGGCTTGATCTTCAATTGCAAGGTTCATTAAAAGCATGTCTTCGCGACTTTCTGCAAGCCTTGAACTGACATATCCGCTATACGCATCGCCGAGAGATTTTGCGGCTTCTTCTGCTTTTTTTGCGTTCTCTTCGTTGTCGTTAAATAAGCCGCCTAATGCGCCGAGAGCCCTTCCAAGAGGTCCCTCTTTTAGTTGTCTACCTAATCCTTCCCAACTGGTCAAATCTTTTACGTCGGACACGATGTCAAGAAAAACACCGCCAGCGTTAATAACAAAACCGTTCCAAAGATCGCCAAGATCATCAATAGTGTCTCGGTACTCTTTAGCCTTTGCTAGTTCCTCATCCGATATCACTTGCGCGCTCGACACAGAATCTAAAGAGGCTTTAAGATCGTCCGCGCCCATCTCAATGAGTTCCGACATGGACTGCCAGCCCTTACCAAGCAGCTGCGCCGCAACCCTTGCTTTATCGGCTGGGTCTTTAATGCCTTTGATTCGTTCAATGGTTTTAAGAAAAGTTGCGTTGACGTCTAACGAACCGTCATTGAGATAAACAAGGTCAACACCAAGGTTTCGCACCTTGTCTGGGTCCGCACCAATCGTTTTATTGAGTCGACCAATCGCACCCTCAACGGCGTCCACCGGGATACTGAGATCGCCTGCTACCTCAATATATCGTGACGCGTCCTCAACGGCCAGACCTGTCGCATCAGCAAATTTGCCTGACGCTAACGCAATATCTTGAAAGGCTGTGATTGCTTTAGTTGCAAAAGTTGCAAGAGCTGCCCCGCCAGCCAACGCAAGATTTCCAGCGTTCGCTTTAACTGCGTCTAAAGCGACTTTCGAGCCAGCCTTAAACTTGCCCATGCCAGTTTCAGCGTCACCAACAGCAGTTTTAAAATTACCGAAAGCAGCTTTAGCGGCCTTAATACCTGAGTCTGAAAACTCGGTAAGAATTGGAATGTTAATTGCCATTAGCGGTTCACCTTCATCAATTCTTTGTTCGCTTCAAAGATTACCTCTTTGATAACAGGCTCTAAGGCTTTTTGAAAGTCTGGGATCGCTTTTTCGCCACCAGCCCAAACCATGCGCGACGGACCGCGCCCAAGACTTGAATTAAGGACGCCAGCAAAGTTTGGACGAGCACGCGGACCACTACGGCCTCTATTGCCACTTTTGCCAGCCATATCTGCAATCGCGAGTGCTGCACCTTTTGTGCCGACGGTAATAGTTCCAATCGTTTCATACTGGGCACCTTTTTGAATGTTTCGTCTACGCGCTTTTCGAGTGTTGGTCTTGACAACAATGTTGCGCGTCTGACCGTTCTTCCACCCGGTACGCCACGGTCCATCCATGCCTCGAGTGGGCGACGACGAGGGCACCAAAGGAGTGATCGCGTCAACAACGACCTTGCCTAGGTCACGGATCTGCTTGCCGTAAGCGCGACGCAGTTTAGGGTCTATAGAATTGATCGTTCGCAACGCCTCTTTTAGGCCAGTTGGTTTCAGATCTATTCCAAGACTCACTTCTTGCTCTCGTTCTGCTCAATTATCAACCTGATCATTTCGTCAATGATCTGGGCTGGTGTTTCCATCAGATCCAACGGACTGATGCCTGTACGAACAGCGAGCTGCGCGATCAGGTTTGTGGCTCTTCCTGCGGGCCCTGTTTCGCTTTTGGGATAAACGTGATATCCATGACGTTTTCAACCCAAGTGCTAAACAACGGCACCACAATCTTCTTGGTTCGTAACGCATCCCAAGCCAACCATGCGAGAGGCTTGAACTTCATGTCTTCTAAGAAACGGCCCACGGAGAGCGTGGGGTGGTGATCTTCCCACCTGCACGCAACTCCGTAGGTGATCGGTGCTTCGAATGTTTCACCGTCAGCCATTTCTACTTTTAACGTCATGCCAATCATGTCGGGGTCCTTTTGTTAGTTGTTGATTACGGGTTGGTTATGTCGCGGGCCCAAGTGCCTCCGACATAACTGACGCTTACTTGGCTGAGCTCTCCAACGGTCGTGACGATCGGCGTAAACGAAGCCAACATGGCATTACTGATCGTGTACTCAGGGTTACTTGCGGACTCGGTTGTGCCTGCTGGTGAGATGACCAGAGTGGTGGTGCCGTCGCCGATTTGATCAAACAGGGTGGCTTCAATTTCGCCAGTTCCGTAGTTCATAAACATCGTCAAGGTGACGTTCACCATTTGGAGACCTGACACGAAGCGGTGCCCGGTATCGCCGAAGGTCGTGGATTCGAGTGAGTCGTAACCGATCTCAAGCGAGGCGGCAGAGGTGTTCTGCGTGACATCCACTCCACCGATATTCACGGTTGGGTTGGACAGGTAAACGGTTTTTGTTGTGGGCATGGTTTTTCCTTTATGGGATGCGCTTGGAAGCGATTCTGATAGTTAGGTCGTATGCGGGTAATTCTTGTGAACCGATCTGTGCAAGCGACGGTGAGCCACTCACAACGGCAATCGAACTGTTCATAATGGTGTCGCAGACTTCAAGAATGTAGTTTGCCGAATCGCTGTTGCCGGGTGGCGCGCCAAGGATTCGAAGATCAACTGTGATGTCTGCGATTTGGTTGTTAAAACAAGTAAACGTCGGTAATTCCACGAACACGGTGAGCGGTCTTGCGTTGCGCGGATCGGTGACAGGCTTAAGTCCCAAGGCTGTAAGCGACGCTGACACGGTGTCAACGGTGTCCGTGAAAATGCCTGCCATTTCATGCACACTGCGATCGTTTAATGCCGAGCAACTGGTTTACTCGACCCAAGGTCATTAACGGTGGTCCTGTCATGTCACCAAACGACGCGTAACTGTCTCCAGTGGTGCCGCGTTCACGGTAAAGCCCTGCGGCGTAAAGCGTGGTTCCTAACAGCACTGAACTGTCAGGGACAGTCGTGAGACTGTCGTGGTAACCAGCCTGCACGCGACGCCTGAAACACCAGGAGTTTGCAGCTGCAACACAAGTCGTTAGGAACGCGGTGTCATTTGCCGTGGCCGACGCGATCCCAAGAAACTCAATTACTGGCGCAGTTGATGACAGCCATGTGCACGTCAAAGTCCATGTCAACGTGCCAAACGGATCGGCTGCAGATCGTTCTAGATCGTCGCCAACATCTTGAAACATCAACTGGTTAACAATGATTTCGTTTTCGTTGTAAAGCAGGTCGCCTGCTTCGTTAACGCCAGCAAACAAGTTGACCGGTACAGCGATCACAATGTGCGTGCCGTTCAGGCCGTGACCGAGTCCAGTGAGTGTGATTGTCTGGCCGACTGTGATGTCGGTTGCTTCGAGGGTCTGCACCACAGCAACATCGTCTAGACGCTGGTGGTGCGTCACGCTGAATGTGGCCATGGTGCAGTCTCTCTCTTAGTTTCGGTTGATCAGGTGAACGAAGCGCGGACGAACTTGGTTTCGTCAATCATCAAAGCGGCAAAGTAGCCACGGAATGCGATTGTGCGTGACAAGGTTGACGGGTTGTCCAACGAGATCGCGCCCTTCTGCTGTTCAAACAGTTCGTACCCAGATGCGTCGCCAGCGATAAGGGTCGCGGCGGCGAAGTTGCGATCAACTACAACGGACAGCCCGAAAGCGTTTCCGTTGTTCTGTCCGGGTGCAAGGTTGCCGTATGCGTTCATTGGGCCGACTTGCGGAAACAACGGACGGTCTGCGGTATCGGTAAGACCAAGGAGATTTCCCCAAATGTCAGGCGATACAAAGATGTGCGTTGGCAAGTTGCCGTTTGACGATGTCAAAATTGTTGCAGCAGATCCTGCTACCCATTCTGACCATGATTTTGGATCAACAAGATCAGCAGCTACAAAGTTGCGCGTAACGCTTGCGCCTGCTCGAAGTGTGTCGGCTGCGTAGTTGTCGGTTGCGTTTGCGTAGATTCGGCCCATGTCGTCAAGCAAAATTGACAAGATCGCGGGATCGGTCCAATCCAGATCGGCTTCAGAGATGTTCACATAGCCACCGAAAATTTGCTTGGTGACCTGATTTGAACTCACCACAAAAGTACCTGACTGGTTGCTCATTTCGGCAAGGCTTGCACCAATGCTGGTGTGAGTCGTGACCTCGGGACGGATAAAGATCTTGCCTCCACCTGGCATGGACTTGGCACCAACTGCATCAACAACTGGGCGACGGCCGATGAAGTTGTTGTAAACAGGTCCAAGGATTGGGGTTGGGAGAACACCAGGTGTGTCGCTGGTGACCACGTCGGGAGCTGCGGCGCGAAGTGCTTCGTGCATACGTTCCCAAGCAGTTCCGCCAGCAATGGCAGCACTCAAGTATTCGACAGCGGTCGGCAATTTTGCGTCACGCTTAACGGCGGTTGCATAGATGGGTTGAGTCGCAACTGCGGCTTCAACGGTTGTGGGTTCTGACATTTCATCCTCCTCGGATGGTGTTGGGGTTGTTTCTGTTGGGGTTTCGGTTTCGTCGGGTTCGCTTTCAT